GGTTCCCAGCGGATTTTCCAGCCTTGGTCAGGCTGCTTCACAAAGTGTTGAGGTACAGGGACAGAAAAACACCGGACTGGTGTTAGTCAGGCGAACTTGCCTGGAACGGTAGAACAGAGCCATAGTAGCGGCGAACTATCGATACGCGAATTGCGATCACCGCGTATATAATAAGATAAGTGATCAATGCGGGGGATGAGAATGACCGAGTCGGTCAGTACCCTGGGCAATGCCCTAAAACATTCCAACCACAAATATGAAACCAGATAAATTGTGTTGCTATTGGGACTGCGTAGCGCACACTGGCAAACGTGTGGAATAATGGTGGTCTATTCAGATCGGGAGCCATGGCCCGTAAAGCCGAATCCCTCAGCCTGCGAGGAAAATAAATGAGTGCCAAACTTCCTCTAAGTTACTTCACTTGCTTCGACTTCTGTCACAGTGGTTAAACCCCGGGAACCCCTAAGCCTGGGTGAGCAAGTTCCAGCCTCAGGTACGAAGAGGCTTCTACCCGTCTTAATTGACGGAAGTCAGATTGTTCGAGGCACAAGAGAGCAGACCGACAGCAGCAATGCTGGCGCTCTTGTGACCAAAGACACTCTGAAGAGTTCACGCATCAAAGTGAACACGAATGTTGTCTCCAAGGACGAGACAACCACGAAAAATATATCGTGTGACGGTCCAGCCGGCGACGGCCATATCAGGGTAACTCCAAGACAAAAGACCTTTTCAGTGGAACAGAAGGCAAAACAGAACCGGCACCCGCCACTTGGTGCAACGGCAAAGACCCCGGTCAAAATACCGACACGGGCATATTCCCCACCGGACATGAGTGGGATGATTTTTGAAATGACACAGCTCAACCGGACTGACGAGGTTGATCATGAGGTCTATGAAATTTACGATGCTCCTCTTAAGAGTCAGAGCATGACACGTGTCTCCAAGGGCGAGACACACACTCAGACAGAACATATGTCAATAGAGTGCGACGGCCCAGTCAGTAATGACAGAATTGCAACCGCACTGGTCCAAGGAGGACCAGTTGATAGTATAGAGACCGCAGTGAGAGCAGGACGTTTTATCAGCGACGCCGGACCTTTGGAAGGACGGGCGTCCTTCGAAGACACGTCCAACATGCTCCACAAGTGCATTGCCAAGGCAAGTGATGCGGCGGTCGACCCTTTGCGAACAGTGCTAGAACACTGTCCGAAAGTCCGACACACAGCTGAGGAGCTGTCCGGACTGGGTTGGAACAAAAATCTCGCCGTCCCTTTGGACGGGCAGGATCCAGCCAATAAACATACCGGGGGGTTCTCCATAGGTAAAGTAAAACATACCAGGCGTACCCCAGTTGCCACCCCACTAAGTGTTGAGGACTCAATGTTGTTTGAAGACTTCGACTACCAGGACGGTGGTAAAGAAAAGGATAGGGACGAGGGCTGGGCCCTCGATGAGGGACTCATCACACCACACTGCTTGAATCAACAGGCAGTAGCAGAAGTGAGTGCCTCTCTCAGGGAAAATGGACACACAACACACACAACACACACCACAAGAACCACACCAAAATCAGCTCGACAACCCGGCAAGAAAACAATAAGCCCGGTGTTCTCGACTCGAGGAGCCAAAAAGAGCGCCCAAATCGCAAAAAGCGTTCACGACACCAATGCCCAGGAGTTAGGCAAAGGTGATGCTCTAAAAGCAATGCAGCCGTGTCGGTTCCACCACAAGAAAGGTGGATGCCGGCTTGGCGCCAGATGCAAATACTCACACGACGATATCCCCTCAGGGACGGACTCGTCTTTAGACGACACCACCGACACATTTAGTTCGGATAGTACCAGTGAAGGTGCACCATTCTCACTCAAGGCAAATGTATATAAACCGCCTGACAAAGAGGAAATAGAGGTGTACGAGCTTGACACCACCATTTTTGTGTCAAGAAGTGGACCAGGGTCGTATGCAAACCGAATGGTTTGGATCGCCTGCGTCTATTTTGTCCTGCTCTTGGCAGAGACTCTCGGTATCACTGAAAATGTAGGTCGTCCGCTGTGTGAGTTCCTGATGACGGTCACCGTCGTATCAGGCTTCCTGATCATTCTGGCATATCTCCTCATTGCTGTGGACGGCCTGGTGATAAAAGCACGCCTCACCGAGGTTGGCGATGACATCGATGACAGGTGCTCATCAGACCGTGGCAAGGCCCTACTCCTAGGCAAAGTATACAACATTGAAAGATACATAATGGTGGTGGATCTCACCTTCCCAATGTTTGTTGCTTCGCCAAACCACATCCCACCCCCCATCACACCACAAACGACTTGGCAAAAATTTGCGTCCTATTTTTCACATGCGACATGGAAAAGGGGAATCAACTTTGTCTTCAATAGGTCCATGAGGCCTGCAGTCATCACCATCAACACAGGTGCACCAAGCACATGGTTTACATCAATCAGGGAACAACTGATGATGTATTTCCTCCAACACGTCACCCACACTGCCTACTTTAAGGACCTGCGCCGTCGCGGGGTCACCTTTGGTCGGGCACCAAGCAACCAGTTCATTTCCAGCGCAATGCTGATGGAACTCAATAGCAGAAAGACGATGTACAGCACCGATCCACAATTCAACACAATAGCCCAACGAACCGACAATGTGGCGATGTATTCGTCATACTTGAACAAATATGGCAGTTCCGTTGGCAACACCACAATCAACTTGATACGGCTACAGCACGCTTCGATGAATATTCAGCCTTTTGTCAACCGCCTCCCAAGTTTCGTATACAATATGGATACCGCCTCTACGACGAGGGCATACACACAGCCTACGCAGACGTCAAACCAGACTTCAGGATTGACCCAAGAAGTGACAGGTGTAACTTCAGCGATCTACAGCGTACTGCTGTCGCTCGCTCAACTCACTTTAGCTGTGCTAGTCATTGTATGTATAAGCCAGATCCTGGTGACCTCGTCAGTGTGGTTGGCGGATGCACGAAACGCTTCGGGTTCCAACCCCCACGATGCGACCGTGGGACCCGAAGGGCACTTAGGCGCTTTACAAAGTTATTTATCAAAGCACTGGAAACCAGAGGATTTCTTCAACCACTTGACAAAGAAAAGGATGTTTCCTTCAGAAAGTGGCTCGAAAGCACAAACTACTCAACAGGCCGCAAAAGAGGCCTCATCTACACCCAAAATGACCTCGGAAAATCTGATTCGACAACCACCAGTGGTGGCCATGTTGATGATGATGGCAGCCCTGGGTATCATATTGGTGGTCACGGGAATAGCGCAGCCCAACAAAAGGGTGACCCTGATGTCCGTCAATTGTTGGATAGTATCGATACTGGGTTTGTCGCTAACCTATCTGATGATCTTGGGTGGCTCATGCTCCCCAAGCAGTTAAAGGATCCTCGTGCACAAGCCGCCAGGGCTAGGCTTAGAAAAGCCCTGATGAGAGCGACCTCCGTTGACGCACATGTCAAGGATGAAGCGTACGCTCTACCCAAGCCGTGCAGGCTAATAAATGCACGCGCTGATTGGTCCAAAAATCAATTCGGACCCATTTTCAGCGCAATTGAGAAGGAAGTTTGCAAGTTACCATGGTTTATTAAATATATACCGGTTGCTGATAGGCCCAGGGCCATCATCGACCGGCTATATGTGGAGGGAGGCCATTACGTAAACACAGACTACACTTCATTTGAAGCACATTTCTCGCCGGAAGTGATGTGGGCTGTAGAACAACCACTATACAGCTATATGACCGCGCGTCTATGTAGTGATGACGCAGATAGGTTCATGGGCCTATGGGAGACATTAATATGCTCTAAAAATACAATAAAAGTTGGAAACCTGTTCACCGCCACCGTTGATGGTGTGCGAATGAGTGGTGAGATGAACACTAGCCTTGGAAACGGTTGGTCAAATCTTGTCTTATTCTTGTTTGCACTCCACGAAAACGGGGCAACTTGGGATGACATATTCGAACACGTGCCTGGTTTCATCGAAGGCGATGATGGGTTATTTCGCATACCTGATAATGTGGAAGCACCCACCTCCGCCCAAATGGAATCTTATGGCTTTTCCCTCAAAATTGACAACATCGACGAATTGTCGGAAGCGTCTTTTTGTGGAATGGTGTTTGATGAGCGTGAACAAATCGTAGTCAACGACCCAATTGAGGTCTTGATGAAACTATCATGGCTACCAAAGAAATACATCAATTGCAATGAGGCGACGGCACTGGAGCTATTAAAAGCAAAAGCCCAGAGCGCGCTGCACCTGTACAACGGGTGCCCAATAATCACCATTGCATGTGAGCGCATATTAGAACTCACAAGAGATGTTGTAGTCACAAAGAAAACATATAATTTCTTTGACTCATACACACTCGGAAATTATCTCGCGAGCAAAGGGACCACTGCCAAACCTGTCGGTGAATGTACCCGCAATCTCGTGGAGCGAAAGTACGGGCTCTGTGTTGAGACCCAACTGAGAATCGAAGCACAACTCCGCAACCAAGGACTCGGGACTTACACTCTCGAACTCCCCGAGCGGTATGACCATTATGCTTGGTGCTCCAGCAATTATGTCGACCACCCCACTGAACCCTGCCCCAAACGCAGAAAACACTACTACCAGTTCCTTGAAACAATATACACGAAAGCTGGTTCCAAACTCCCTCCATACCCCGACTAGCGTCGCATGCTAGACGGATGGGTCTACTGAGAAAGACCGTAAACTATCTGCCACGTTACCTGATTACGACAGATCCTAGGAAGGGGGGC